CATCAAAGCAATTAACGCCGTGACTTTGATGGCAACGAAAAGGCCAAAAAAAACATAAGTGATAACAGGACGGACACTACCTCGTAGTGCGTTAATAAAGCCTCCTGCATCCATGCTATCATGTTTATATAGACCCTCTGTTTCTTTAATCTCAGCTTGCTTGTCTATGATATTTAGCTTTAATTCATTACGCTTAGTCATCATATCCATCTCAAGCGTCATACGCTCAAGGTTATGCTTATGCTCCTGTCCAGCCCTAAAAAAGTTAAGAACTTCTGGTAAAAACGAAGTGCCAAAGCCAAGCAAACTACCTAGTAATGTAATCATTTCTTTTTCCTATCAGTCCCAGAACTTGATTTCTTTTGGGAGGAATTTTGGGACGCACCACGCTTGGATTTTGTTTTGGTGGTAGACCCTTTTGGACGTCCACGTTTCGTTGCCGGTTTGCTCAATCCATCGGGCGTATTCCCCGCAAGATATGATGGAACGGAAGGCTGGGATTCCTCCTGTTTCGTGAGGTAGCCCATCAATGTAGACCACCAAGATAAAGGCAAGAACCATTTCATTTCACATTTCCTCCATCAGTCTTGACTTCTTTATTCATCCAGATTCCAAAGCAACCTGTCAATGCTCCCATGCATACAGACACTAGGCCAGCTTGGGAAGGGCTGGGTGCTTCAAGCGACATAAACCAATGAACTGATTGATAGGTAAGTATTGTAACTACAAGCATCATAGCTCTAGGAAAAAGTTTGTATTCATCTATGATTGTACTTGTCATTTAACTCTCCATGTTTGCCAACCAAATGAATCCAATTAAAGCACCAATAAGAATAGCAAACAATCCAATGCCAGCAGTCCATTCTGTTATCTTTTGTTTTAATTCAATCCTAGCATATTCGTTCTCTCTTTTTTGCTGTCGTATATCAGCTTCTATAGATAACAATTCTTCCCAATGGCTAGGTCCATACATAACTGAAATGTAATCCTTTAATTCAGCGCGCATTGAATCTCTTTTTTTTTAGCACTAAACACTTCCATTGCTTGCTGCTCTACGCCACCACCTAATATCTGAAACACACTAGGCTTTTGAGTTTGCTTATCTGCATAATCCAAATCACTCATAGCACCAGCCCATTGAGAAAGTTGACTGCCCATATCTTGCAAATCTTTACCTACTTGCATGCCTTTCTTCAGCGCAGAAAACGCACTAGACGCAATAGCTATTGTAGACACAGGATCAATCATAACATAATTACTAAACGCAATAAGAGTATAATAATAAAAGCACTTGTGCCTATAACAACAGCTTCTAATCTTTTTACTCTGTTAAATAGATCACGAAATTGAATGTCCATTTCAGTTTGCATTGCTACAATTTGTTTTTCTAATCCATCAATCCTATCGTGAGCATCACCTACTGTACGTTTATTCATATTCTATTCCTTACGGCTTGGTAGGCCAGTCACTATTAGCTAGATTAGGCCAATTAGAATGAGCCGTAATATCGCGCAAAGCCTGTCTGTAAGTAGTCATATCAGCACTAAGAGTAGTGTCTGACAAAGCAAGATAGTCTGTAGATGCAAGCAGAGCGTCACGTTTGGCGCGTTCAGTTGTGGCGAGGGCTGCGTCTAATCCAGCTTGATAGGCTGCTTCATGTTGCGCTTTGGTAGTTGTTTTACCGTCTACTGTTGTGTCAACAAACATGTCTCTGGCTACATATTTTTCTACCCAATTACCTTTAGCATCTTGTTTAACACCATCACGCACTGATCTTTGATACTGGCTAGTAGTAGCCGCTGGACTTGCAAATACAGGATCGACGTTGAGGAATGTTAATGTGTCGGCTGTCCAAACGCGAGGGAGAGAAGTGTTAGGATGTTGCGCTCTGACTTGACCTTGGCTCAAGACTTTGCCGCTAGTTTTGTTTCGATATTCAGACATTAGTTGATAATCCTCTCTGTCTGCTGATTAAGCGATTGCATAAAAAATATAGTCACCATCAGTGAAGTCACCTGAGATTTGAAAACCTGATGACAGTGGGTCTATTAAGTCTGTGTTAGTGACCTGTGCTGCATTTGTATTAAATAGTAGATAAGGATCATTTCCTGAAACTATACCTCTAACACTATCCCAAAAGTACCAATCTCCAGTAGCATCAACACGTTTAAGCATCACAAATCTAGCACCTGCTGAAAATCCACAGGCTACATCTGTTGAACTTCCTGAGTGTGTTACTGTACCTATTTTAGATACACCTGCTAATGTTGCAAATAGGTAGGCTATAATAGTAGCACCATTTTCATTTACATTAGCAATATCTCCAACTGTAAATACACTGCTTGTAGGTGAAGTATCTTGCCACGGGTAATTAGAATCTACAGTTGCAGCAGTAGTATTTAAAACTAAATAATCTGTGTTATCTCCATAATATACCCACCACGCATTTGCAGTACTACGTGTTTTTACCCAAATCATTTCTGGTACAACACCAAGACCATGAGCTATAGTTCTTGCAGTATCATTACCAGTGTAAGCAACTACATCAAAATAACCTTTGGCACGTTTCCACATCCAACTGTATTGGTTTGCGTCTGCTCCGTCAAAATTAAAGAAACCATCGTTGTGTCCAAAATTTGCAACTTGGCCAGAAGCCGTTTCAGCACCTGTGGTGTTGCCTCTTAAATAACCATCCGAAATTAACCTAGTCTTAATTTCATTATTATCAGAACCGTTTATCGTTCTTGGACCAATGCAAAAATCTACAGGAAAACCACTTGCAAAGCTTGGAATTGTATTCGTTCTAGGAGCAACAGCAAACACCTTAGTAGCATCTGTATGGGTTTTCATGTTAGGTCTTCTGATTGCTACGTAAATATAAGTCTCACCGTTACCATTGACCAATGTTTCGACTGAAGATGGCGAAAAACCAGTGGCGTTAATATTAAAATGCTGATTGTCGTTTGTTGTTTCTGCGCCAGTTGTGTTTGGCCTGAGATATTCGTCACCGCCGCCAACTGGCAGACCTCGCATCGTGTCAAAAATAGCCCAGTTTCTTGTGTTCGTAATTGACTTTACCAAAATCCACTGAGGCTCCCACCCAAGTGTAATAGTAGGATACGTGCTTTCGTTTCCGTCATATGAACCACACTGAATCATAGAGTCAGACTCTGTTTCGTGGGCAAAGATGTAGGCTACATATGTTCTACCAAAGCCAGCATTAGTACCTGCATTATCACCTAGAGTAAACTGAGTTGCGGTAGGAGCAGTATCATTAAAATAGGAAGTATTATCTGCAGCAGCAGCATTAGTATCTAAAAATAATGCTTGGTCTTCAGGATCACCTGAAATACCCCTATGATAAATATACCAGTTATCAGCATGGCTAGTGCATTTAACAAATATGCTACCTGGCACACTACCTAGACTGTGATCTATAGCAAGCCCTGCTGTTCCAGTTGACGTATATGTAACTACATCAAAAAACTTAGGGGCTTTTCGGAATGTCCAAGAGACAAAGCTATCGTTGTTGGCATTTAAAATAAAACTACTGTTTAGAATAAAACCAGTTGAAGTAAACTGGTCAAAGTTTGTGCCTATCCCTGTCGTTTCTGCGTCCGATCTATTTGACGAAATTCTACTGTCATCACCACGCTCCGTGTCCAGCAAATAATGATTACCATCGTCATCTCTGTTTTTTATCCAAATCATTCCACCTTCGCCAGCAAGGTCAATGTTGTTAACAATTGCATGACTATTCGATGCATTTCCCTCGTACAAATAAGTGCTGAAAACATCCTCTACGTTTAGCGCATCGCCACCAGCAGCGCCAGCCGCAGCCATTAACATCTTCTTAGATACATTGCTCATTGATTATGCCCCTGCATCTACTGCTTGCGCACCTTCGTATCGACTACCACCATCAACCGTTACAAAAACATATGTGTTATATTCTCCGCTTGCTGGTGCATCGGGCGCAGTACCGCCAGCCCACTTAACGCTTGAGGGCCAAGTTAATGAATGCCCACCGCCAGCAAGAACTCTGAGAGTAAATGCGTATGCGTCACCTGTTGTCAGTTGAATGTTGCCATAGTTAAACACAAAGGTCGTGTTTTGATCTGTCGTAAGCGTAAAGACATTAGCTGTAGATAGATCAGGCGTGACAGTAGCCGCAGCCGATAAAGCAACCACAGTTTCTAAATATGCCTTGGCTTGGATTTCTTCACTAATCTTTATGTTGCCGTTGGCATCAGCCGTGACAGTCTTGGATGCCGCAGAGGTTCCAAGAGTTGCAATGTCGTTGTAGTTTAGCTCTGCCGCCGTTGCCGTTACATCGCTGATCTGACTTGCATTAACGCTGGTAGCTACTGGCGCAACGTCTTGCCAAGCCGACCCATTATAAACCCTAACCTTATCTGAGGTTGTATTGAATACCAGATCGCCCTCGGTTAAACTGGAACTGGGATCAGAGCTTGCAATTCTGTACTGCGCTGCAAAGTTATTCACAGAGCTTAGATTAGACGCAACTGTATTAACATTTGCAATTGAGCCAGACACGTTAGACATAGCCGTTACATTTGCAGATGTTCCAAGCGTGTTCATCGCAGTTACGTTGGCTGATGTTCCGAGAACATTCATGTCAGTTACAACATCTGATGTACCTAAAACATTCATGTCTGTGACAACATCAGAAGTGGCTAAAATAGCCATGTCAGCAACGACATCAGACGTACCTAATATTGCCATATCTGCAACAATTGCAGTAGTACCCAAAATTGCTAGATCAGCAACAACATCAGAAGTTGCCAGTATTGCTAGATCAGCAACTACATCTGATGTACCTAATATTGCCATGTCAGCTACTACATCAGAAGTACCAAGAATCCCCATGTCCTCAATAACACTAGCTACAGCTAGAGTATTCATGTCAGATATAATGTCAGCAGCAGCAAGAGCATTAAGGTCACTTACAATGTCAGATGTAGCAAGAGTATTAAGATCAGCTATAATATCAGACGTTAAAGTATTAAGATCAGATACAAAATCAGAAGTAAGCAAAGAAGCTTTTGAAGCTACAGAAGCAACTTCACTAGCTTTACCAGCAACAGTAGTAACATTTGCCGATATGCCAGCAACCGTAGTTACATTTGCTGATATACCAGCAACGGTAGTAACATTAGAAGATACACCAGCAACAGTAGTAACATTAGAATTATTAGTAGCCACTGTAGTAATTGCATTAGTTGCTGTTGTTCCATCTTGAATATGAGCAAGCGTTTGAATGTCGGCAGATGCAGCAGATACAGTTTGAACATCACCAATAGTAGGGCCAGCTTCAGCGGCTCCACTAGATGCATTAAACGCAAGAGTCTTACCTTTGCGTCCATCTACATCAGGAAGAACCAAAGAAGCAGCAGCGTCAAAATCAGTAAGTTGTAATGATCTATTGGCTTTATCATCAAGATCAGCAGCAATAGCAACAAAACGATCTAACTCGGTATTAAGCGATACAATGTTAAATGCGCCAGATGTAGGAAAATCAGTTGTTCTTTCAAGAGCAATGTCTCTAGTTATAACTACAGTGCTGCCACCAGTTGCACCAGTAACGGACATAGCAACAGTACCAGTAGAGCCATCCCCACCTGATACAGAGTAATGCGTTGTAATAGTTTTTAAAGTACCATCAATATACACATTAAGGTCTGCGTCATTAAAAAACTCAAAAGGTACAGCAAAGCTAGTTGTTGTAGCACCCTGAGATACTGAATAAGATATACGAGGGGAATTATCAGCAATGTTAATTGTCATAGGTTACTCCTTTAAACGCAACCTACAAAAAGAACTAGAATGCATCAACGCACAAACTGTACTTAGTAACGCCCAAATCCTGAAGGTTCGTCTATTTCAGTTTCTAACATTCTAGTAAGCTCATTCATCTTACCTTTCCAAAACCACATTCTAGCAAAAGGTAAACTTCTAGCTATTTCTTTAGTACCTTCCCCAACATTACCAGTAACTAAATCGTGCATACCTCTAATATAATCATCAGCTATAGAAGGGCCAGCACCAAGAATGCCAGTAGCAGCATCTATGTTATCTTTTTGTTGTGGGTATCTAGGTTGTAAGAATCCGTTTGTAATATTAGGACCACCAAGAGCTAAAGAAGTAGTCATGCCAGTATACATTAAATCAGTGTATAATGCCGCTGTTCCTGAGTAATCAAATGATCTTGCAAACTTATCTTGAAAACTAAGATCAACAAAGTCTGGTGTTTTGTAATCAAGCACCATGTAACCCAAGCCCATTGATAATGCAATTCCAACAAACTGATTCTTTAATTGGCCATGAGCATGAGCAGCTGTAATTTTATTTACTGCCGCTAAACTATAACTGTAAAACTGGAATGGTAATCCAAGCAATCCATTTTCTACTCTAGCATAACCGCGATACTTAGAATCCTCTTTCATTCCAAACTGTTTAGCAACTCGCATAGGAATATAGGCAATACCATCTGTAATTATAGGTTTATCAGCAGGGGTTCCCATTAAAATTGTATTTGCAGCACCAGAAGATAAAGCAGTGCGAAACCTTCTAACAGTATTTTCTTCTACTCTAGGCTGTTTTTTAATTTCAACTATAGCTAAATCATTAATTGCATTTTCGTATGCAGCAACATGAGCTTTTTTTCTGCCATCATATTTTTGTAGTTTAACACCATCGACAAATAAATCTAAATCTTCTGGCCTATTAAGTGAATGCATAATTTCATGCATCTTAATGAAAGAAACTAAATCATTTGGAGAGTTTATAATGCCATCTTCTATAGGTTTAACACCTTTCATTCTAGGATTTTTCCAGCCTTTAGCATCCCACATAACATCACGAATATATTCCTCATCTATATATATTTTCCCTTCCTTATGAGTGTAAAATGCTGGTTTATATCTATCATCAGGTAGGCCCGTCTGACCGTGCGTGTAAGCATTTGTTGGGCCACTTACAATCTCAGCTTTTGTAGAAGGAAACTCTATAGTATCAGACCAAGCTTTAGTATTAGCAAGATACAAACCAGATTTACCACGTTGCCAAGGAGCATTAGCAATCTTTTTTGCAACTTCAGCATCTATGCCGTAACGAGATAGATACTCCATTTCCATACGAGTTGCTTTGTCATTAGCTAATCTTACAGAATAATCAATAAGTGTATGACTACGCATCATACCGTCAAAGTCTTTAAATATTCTAGTTATTGGAGCAAGTCCGTTAGCTAAATAAAAGTAATTCTTAGCCCTATCAAATACTGTAGATTTAAGAGGATTATTATTAACATCATCCACAAGGCGCATGTGAGAGCTACCATGCAATATTTCTAACGCCTCACCAGCAATGCGAAGTTCTTTAGCCCCCATTTTTAATTGGCTGTCAGACAAAATATTAAACAAACCTCGGAATGTAGGCCCAAGACCATGCTCCATAAGAATCTTAGCTGGCTCTGTAATCGTAGATATACCAGCCGAACCAAGATAATTTAATTGAGCAAGATCACGCAAGATTTGAGCAGTCTTAAAGTCCCAAGTATTAGTATCACGAACAACACTGCCAGCTACACGCTCATATAAATGACGCATATCCTTCATGTGAGCATGTGTTTTATCTATAGATATACCAGCTTCAAGCATTTCTATTTTCTTGGTATCCATTAACTCATCAATAGTTTTGCCACCAAACTGCCTAGAAAACTCATAACGAGAACCTACCCGAGTTGCATACGCTTTCATTACTTGAATTGGATTTGTATTTATAAATTTAAGAACACGATCATTAGGTATATCAACAACCCTGTGTTTCATATGCTTTGACTTGCCCATGCCGAAATAACCAGCATCAAACTCAAGAGGATCACCATCACCAAGAAGATCATCAGTCATTCTTGTAACTCTTAATTGAATATCAACAGGGTTTTTTGATAATTGTATTTCTTCTATAGAACCGTTTTTAGCTTTAGCTACAGTTGCAGGGTTGTCTCTAAACCAATTAAATAAAACTTGTTCAAACTCTTCTCTGTTTGCTCTAATTACATCCCTATCCCAATATCTAGGACGAAAAAGATTTTCTCCTTTAGGCATCGTCTTACCAAGCATAGATTCATGATGTTTAATTTCTACCTCATGCCTAGCAATAGAAGCTTTTAATGTGTCAATGTAATCTGCATTCTTAGCTTTATCTAACTTTTGTTTAAGAAGAGTTATTTCCTCCTGTCTTTTTAATATGTTTTTTGCGTAGAAAGTATCGTTGCCAATCATGCCTTGTTTAGTTAATCTTGTTTCCCATTTGTCATAGTAGTTATTAATAATTGACATAGCATTAGATTCAAAGTCATCGGCTGGCTTTATGCCTTGTATTGCTTTTTGGTCTACAGACTCTACCCAATTTTCAAAGTCAGAGCGCTTATAAAGGTAATCCATAGGATTAGTAACGCCTTGCTTAGTAGAATCTCCCCAGATTCTTACTAGATCATCGTAGGATTGCACCCACTCACCTTCTAATAATTTTGCATTTTGAAATACAGATGGCCTTAAAGCCTTACCAGCTTTGTTAGCAGCTAATAAAATACCAGCGTCATTAGCTATTTCTAATGTAGTTAATTTTACACTATCAGGAAGGTCTTTATCCTGTAGAATCCTTTTCATTGGCGTTGTTACAGACTTATACAACCAAGAATCAGTAAACAAACTAGGAGCTATAGAAAGATCATCAGGATCAATCGCTTTTCGCAACTCTCCTATTTCTATTTCAGCATCCCTTATTGCCACTACTTTTCTAGTATTAGTAATCCTAGACAAACCACCAAGTATAGAGCCAAATGCAAACGCAGTACCTACATTAGCAGCTACTTCTCCTTTTGTTGCAAAGGGATCAAATGGATACCTAATTGATTCTTGAGCAGCAACTATAGCGCCAGTGCCAGTACCAACACGCAAGGCAGCACGACCAGCGCTTAAACCTCTGGCTAAAGGAAATCCAACCCAATTAATAGGATCAAAAATTTCTGAAAGAAATAAAGAGCCAAGACCTGAGTTGTCTAATGTTTCTCTTACATCTAGCTTTTTTCTTAAAGACGTAGATAAAAAATCCATATGTTTTTGATTGTTAGCGCGAAGCAATGAAGTAGTGTATTGCTCTAAATCTTTTGGAATATGATCTACAGCAGCATAACCTTCTTCTGGCTCATAGTCGTAACCAAATTGATTTACTTCCCTAGTATAATCTATTAATGGCATATACCTATGTGAAAGTGTTGCACTGGCAGTTTCGGCAAATGTAGGAGAATCAGCTGGAAGTTCAGGACTTAATCTATTTTGAATATCTTGTACTGCAGTAAGACCATTCTTCATTATCTTAACCTTAGCTGATATTTACTTGCTAATGTAGATGCTTTTGAAAAGTCCTCTGTACTTATTCTTGATTGTAGTTTTTTAAGTTCAGCATCTATATCTCTTTGTTTAATCATATCTCTATAATTAGACATAGTATCTTTATCAAACATAGGCCAATAAGGTTGACCTTCTTTTACTATAAGTAACCCTTTATCATCTGTAATATCTTTGTCAGCTATAAGAACAAGATGCCTTAATTCTCCTGATCTTTTTTCTTTGTAATAAGCATAATATTGATATTCGTCAGTATTGCCATATGGCATTAAATATATTTGAGTTTCTTCTTTAACTTCAGAAACCCCAGCTTCAATAGATAAAACTGTATCAGATTTAAGAATTTCTTGACCGCCAAATTGTTTTCTATGTTCTTCTATTGAGCTTAATTTTGGACCACTCGATTTTCCAAGAGAATATCCATCTGGAAGTTTTGAGTTTACCCTTTTAATAAACTCTTGCCTTTCATCAAAGTCAGGAAAGATAGCCTTTAAAGACATTCTTGATCTAAACGGAGTTCCTAAAGGTAAACTAGGATCAACAACATATTCAGATTCCCGATAATGACCATCAACAATATCATTTAATAAAGATATAATTGTTTCTTTATCATTGCCTGTTCTTGCTAGATATTCTGCTGTTGCACTTAACTCAGATACAATCATAGGATCATCTTTATAATGCTCACCAACAAATTGAGAAGGGCTTTTATCACCAAACACATTGTCATAGTTTGTCTGCGCAAGATTACTTGTTGCTTGATTTTTTAAATCAAGAATAATTTCACTGCCATTTTTTGCCTGACCTCCAAGAGAGGTTCTAATTTCAGCAGCATCTTTTAATATTGCAAAATCTTCATTACTTAAAAGGCTTCCAATCCTATTTACAAATTCTCCCCTTCCATCTGGATCATTTGAAAGTCTAATAAAATGATTTAAAATAACATCAGCACCTTTAATATCAGATGTACCAGAAGCTAGGCTCCTAAAAGCTTCAATTAAATGTTGAGGCATAGTTGTTCTAGCCGCCATATAAAACTCTTCTGCTTCAGAATTCATGTTAAATATATCAATGCCATTCGCTTTTATTAAATTAGACATTTCTTCTCTAATAGGTTTAGTCTTTTCAGTACCTGTCATACTACCAAGCCCTAAAGCTTGGCTTTTAAGCTCTAGCTTTAATGCTTCTTCTTGCAACTGTTGCCTTAAAACATCTTCGTTTTGTCTAAGCTCTGACTCCCTACTAGTTAATTCTGTTTGAATTTTGTTACGATTTTCTTCATTAATATATACAAGTATTGCATCAGCGTCTTTTTTAAGTTCCTCACTTAAACCTAAATTTGTTTCACCATTGCTTCTTACATAAGCACCAACTTTATTTATATCTACAGAATTAATATTAGGAATATTATTTATTAAACCAATAGCCCTATTAGTATCTATTTTTGCTAAATACGCTTCTTTTTTTGCATTTGATATACTACTTGCTATAACCAATTTATCAAATTCAATTAAATCATCTAATTTAAAACTGCCCTCTCTCATTTCTTTAAAAAGATCATCTCCCTTGTCTCTAAGAAAGTCATCATATAAAAATAATTCTAATCTTTTCCTTTGGTCGTTTACAGAGCCTGAGAGTAAAGATTGAACATGAGCCAAATCATCTTCTCTGTTGTAAAATGAAACAGGAATTTTTTTATTTAATCTTGCTACAATAGCCTTTTGTTTTCTAGTTAAATTGCGAATAACTTTTGGATTAATGCTGCTAAGAGCATCTCTAAATGTTTCTATTTGCTCTTGATTTCCGTCTAATGCACCAGCAGCTATTATAGAATTTAAAATAGAACGCCTTTCATCTTTTATTAAAGAATTATATTTATCTTCTGAGATTTGTCCGTTTAAATATCGTGCTCGAATTGTTGCCTGATCAAACTCGCTTTGTTTGCTATACTCAGTAACAAATGCAAAAAACTCATTGTCATCTTTTGCATTGTTTAATTTATTAAATAAGGCAGAAGATGCTAATGTGTTGTCACGATTATATTCTATCAGTGATTCTCTTAAATCTCGTTGCACCCTCGCATTTAATTGAGCCGCTTTAACAGCTTCAAGTTTGCTCATGTTAGCAGAGTAAGCTTGTGAATTAGAAAGAATAGACTGTCTAGTTTGATTGGTAATAAACGGTAAAATTGATTTTACTTGCTTAATTAAATCATCGCTAAGAGTAGACATTTCTTTGCCATTAGTTCTAATTGCAAACTTAATAGCATCCCTTTCAGCTACAGAAGTTGTTTGATTATAAAGCCTTTCAATAGAGCCTTTTGCAAAGGCACTCATACTTGATCGAACTACAGAAGAAGTTGATCCAGCTTTAAATAAATTTGAACTTTCAGCATCAGTAGATGTTGATTCATTAGCAGAAATAATATTGTTAGCTTTTTCAAAATCTCCAATTAAACCAAATTCATATAAAGCATTATCTCTGTTTGTAATAACTTCTTGAAGCCTAGCCGCAGTCTTAGCATCCTCCCTACGTTTTCTTTCAGCTTGCATAGCCAGAGTAGTCTTAGAAATATACTCTGAACCCTGAGACATAATGTAGTTAGTATATGCAGTTTCTTTACCATCGACAGAATTAGTCTCAGCCATAGCAGCTAAGTACGCATTCATTTTATCTTCGTACTTTTCTACAGAGTAAGGGTCATTCTCATATTCAATTGCAAGCTGAGTAGCCTTTTCTCTAATCTCAACATCTATTTCTTGTTGAAACCTTTCGGTAATTACACGCTGGTAAGCTTCTGCCGAATCCCTGCCAAAGAATTGCCTTTGCTCTGACCAGTTTAAAGCCTGTGGTTTTCCTGTCTTGGGATCAATGGTCATTACATCAGAGACTTCTTGTGCCTTCTGTGCGCCCATAATCTTAGAGGAACGACTCATTTCACCAACAGCTAACTTAGTTAGTTTGTCAGCCGCATTAGAAATGGCCTGATATTTTTCTTGCTCACCAGTATTTACTCTAAGTACCCCAACAGGACCAGCGCTTTGATATTGTTTTCTTTCACGAAGAACTGGCATAGCTTAACCTTTTTAGAAAGTATTATCAGAAGTCATTTTATTTGTAATAGCTTGGGTAGAAGTTATAGGCGAAGTAGCAAACAATGGAGGAAGTGACTTAGCAATACTAGAGATATTAGAAAGCAAGTTAATACTTCCTTGAGCTCTAATTCCAGCAGCAGCATTTTGCCCATAAACATAAGCCATGCTTGCTTGCGTTCTGTATTTAGCTTCTTCTAAAACACTAGCTGTTGCTATGTTAGCAATATCCTGACCAGCAAGTTCTCTGTTCCGTTTTAAAAAAGCATCAACCGATCTATCATCTCTACCCATTGCAGAAAAGGCGGCTATGTTTTGTGACTCAGCGCGATTCATTTCTTCTATACGTTGATTAGACTTAGCAATAGCTTGAGATTTCATAAGAAACATTTCAGAAGCATATTGACGAGCTTGCAAAATCCCAGCTTCTTCAGCAGCTTTTGCAGATGCAGCAGAAGCATCGTGCTGCTTTTTAGCACTACTAATACCGACAAAGGTACTAATGGCAGCAAGAACAATTGGCAAACCCATTAGAAAGATACCTCCGCGACAATCCCATTAACTTGTAAAAACAAGGGAGCAGTTTGTGTTATTGTTACTTGTGGATCACGACTATAACCCAATAAGTGAAACTCTTTTTTACCAGTAACCGCAGCCCTATTTTGGCTCATATCACTATTAACTTTACGCATAATTAACTTCTTGTTGTTTACAGACACAGATAGCGTGGAGTTTAAATCCAAGATTACTTTAGATAATGTTCTAGGCTCACCAGTTAAAGGGCCAGCAGACAAAGCCAAGTCTATAGGATTTGTTTTAATCTCTACATCAAAGCCAAAGCCTACCTGACAAGCTGTTAGAGAAGCATCTACAGATGATACATCAATCTGACCACCAGCAACAGTAAATTGCCCTAAGTAATCTGTAGTGCTTATTACATCAACTACAGCACCATTTTCAAAGAAATTAGATACAGTAAATACACCAGAAGAACCAGTATAGTTATTGGAACAATCTGTATTCATGCTAACATTTAACTCACAAAGAACAAAGCTAGGAGTACCAGAGCCTAGATCGTATTTTATTACAGCAAACACTCTGTTTTCAATGGAGGTAATTGAGTGAAAAGAACCATCCGTTTCAAAATTAGTCCAGCCAGCTACACCCTCAACTTTATTAAGATTATATACAGCAATGTCGCCTGTGTAATTCTGAACAAAGACAAAAGATTCCGCAGTATTTACCGCGCCACTGATTACACACATTTGAACAGGGTCAGAAATCAAGTGCGAAGAAAGCAATGAAATAGGATCGGCTTTATAAGCTTGCTCACTATCGTCATAAATAAACTGGCGAACCATTTTACCACCAACTTGAGCAAATATAGTAGCGCCATAAAAAGGTTGAGGTCTAATGTAGGTAGCCCCAAATGAAGTCTGACGCTTTATCCTAGCATTAGTTGGTGTGATTGGCTCATTCTGAAATGTAGGAATAAAAAATTCAGAACCAGCAGTAAAAATATGTATATCACGATTAGATACAAAATGTCGTATAGTAGCTATCTCACCAATACTAGCAATAAGATGTATTGAATCATCGTCAGCCGCAGTACCAAGATCAAAGTTATAGTACAATCCACTCTTACTAGCCCAAATACTATCTGGCTCTGCAACAGTACCACCAAACCATAAACGGTTTTCATGAAACCCAACAGCAGCAGGGTAGCCTCTTAATGCAGAATAAGATTGCTCATACCAATCTATAGTAGGCGCATGAGTTACAATCTGAACTATACCACCACCATCTTCCGAAGCATTGGCAGAACCACCAGCAACAAAAGTGTATCTGTTTTCGTCTAAAACCTTTGCAACTGTTTCAGCCCCATTAATATTACTTGCTGCAATACCACCAACAGCAGTTGCATTTCTAACTGTAAATGCATCACCAGCAACCATACCGTGACGTAAATGAGTAACTTCTACAGTTGTTGATCCATCTACAGTCCTTAAAGCGCTGGCATCAAGAGAAACAAATAGCTCGTCGATAACATTTGCAGTTACAGATGTAGCAGATTGCACAGAGGTTATATAAAGCTCTTGATCATGGTAAAGCAAACTTTTACCAACATGCTTTGAATTAGTGTAATTACCACCTGATTGAGAGCCAGTAACATCAAAGTAAGCACCACTTGTTACAACAGTTATTCCACTACCAGTTGTTGCCGAAGGATTTAAAGTAATCCCTGCGCCTTGAAATGCATTGTAAGGTTGATATGTTCTTGCGCCACCAGCTTGTAAGCTAAATGTAAATGGTTCTACTTGAAAACTGCTAAGACCAGTACGAACAAGCTGTTGAGTAGGAAAGGTATTATGAGCGAGGAATACAATATCACCACCTTGAGCATAAGTAATTTCATGCAAGTAATCTGCAGTCCAAGGAACAGTGTCGCTATTTACATCAGTGGTTACAGTCGTTGCTAATGCCAACACACCAGTAGTAGGATTAATAAAGAATACCTCCATCTTACCTTCAGACAAAGCAATTACATACTGCTCATCATCAGAAAAAATAAAAGGAATAACTCTTACTTGCTGCCTTTTGTCTGTGTTTACAGTAACACCAGTAAAATCATGGATAGCTTGAAAGCCGCCACGCTTCATAGCGCCACCCTCAGACCTAATAAATAAATTCTTTAAACTCTGCGCCGAAGATTGATATATAACAGAATCCGTCCTTGATATTAAAGACGGGCTAATTTCACCATATTGAAAGTTTGTAAGTGCTACTCTTGCTTTCCGCATTAACTACGCCTTTGAGTAATAAACCTAGATGTTGTTAGCTTACGTGTGGTTTGTTGCTGAGAGTCAATAGAGCGAGCTTTTGCAGTAAGTTGATTATATTGAAACTGCATTAATTGCGCTAAACTTTGATCTCTAGCTAATGCTGTAGCTAAAACAATAGCCATTGCATACTCAACAGTAATAGAAAAATAAGAAGGCCAGTAAACTTCTTCGGCTCTAAACGTATAGTCTAGTATAAGTTGATCTTGAGTATCTGCATCACAGAATACCTTGCTGCCGTATATGTTATACTCAATCGAATAATCGTTTACAGTTACCGCATGAGTAAACAAAATGTCAGAAGGCAATTGATAAGCAGCGTCAAACCTTCCAGTAGGTGCATCACTAAGCCTAGCTAGTACAGCTTGATTGCTTGCAAAGCGCCATCGTGTAGAAACCAAATTACTTCTAGCAATATCTTCATACATATTACCACAAATTAAAGCCTCAGTTGTATCATCCTCAAAAGACGTAATTGGTTCTGCACCAATCAAGATTAAAGCACGACTACATATATCAATTGCGCTATTTGCTGGTGAACTAAGTGCCATGATTTATCCTAAGTAAAGTGGGGGCCGAAGCCCCCAAGTATTTAGTCGCCATCGGTTTCCACAACAGCAGTACCATTAGATACATCTACAACTGAACCAGTATTAGAAAGAACATTACAGAAGTTAGTTGTTGGGACGTTTGTATCGCAAACAATAATCAAGTCACGAACAGCAAGCATATTAGCTGCGCTGTTAAAGTAACCTTCTGTGTTTACAGTAGCAATTGCATCTGCAGATGTATACATCCACAAACTACCATTTGAGTCGCCACCGATACGAGAGAGACCACTTGCACTATAAGCCATTCTATAACCTCCTAGTTATTATCAAGGACTTCATAGACACCGTTATCGTCGATAACAACAGCGCCCATGGACATCATTGAGGTTGCAAGATGAGAAACTTTCTCGGCTACATAGTTTACTTCAGTGGAAACATCAGAGTTTACACCCATACCAACAGCAGTTGTATGATAAGCAAAGTTCTTACCACCAGCTACAGCAGACGTTGAGAATATCTTAAATCCTAAGAACTCTTTCATTGTCATACCGCCAGCAAAAGGTAAGTTTTGTGGACCAACAAAGTCAGAAGAAGCAAACTCAGTAATCAAGAACAAGTCAGCAAAACCAGAAGGAGACATAGCAAGATAGCGTTGTCCGTCCTCTGGAATACTTGCATTGCCAAATGTTTGAAACAATGAAAGTAAATCAGCTTTTTCTAATGCAGAACTAGCATCGTGAATCTGTGTACTATTTGCGCCAGCATCTAGTGCCGTTGTAATTAGTTCATCAGTTTTACGACCTAATGCAGCAGCAGCAGATTGAGTTACAGCTTGACGCTCATTGATATTTGTTTTCAATTCGTCAAGTTTGTCAATATATTCTGCAGCATAGTAGTCAGCCATTGTAGCTTCAACTGTGGTGTGTGCTAACTCCATAGGAGTAACATTACCATTGCGAGATTTAGTTGTGGCAGAGCCAGTGCCTATTTTTTGGAATCGAGCAATTGAGCCTGTCACATTGGTTGAGCGTACTGTGTTCCGTAGCTTGGAACCCATACGCTGATATGCCATGTGAACCTCTGTCTCAAACTGCTTGATAAAGGCTGTGTCGATTGTATTAGCCATTTCAATAGTCCTAAGTTGAGTTTCGGTGCTACGGGTATCCGCACTATCATATCAACTCAGGTATCCCAAAAGGGGCCGATCAATGCGTTGCGGGCCGCGATGCGGAATTGTAAACATTGTTTTTATTTGGATTGCAACGCACAAATTCAACATACTTAATATTTTTATCTTCACTGATACCAATCGGTTCAAAGCCTAACCATGCTGCCCAATTAATCATAGGGGCATACTCAGAGAGTATTGTCATGGTCATACCCTCCTGAGTTTTGTCTAAGAAGTTGATAAGCATCTTTGAACCTCTAGCCATTAAATGAAAGTTTTCTTTCATTCTCCTAGAAAACATTGCAAACAACTGAGGCCAATCATCGTTATATGACAAGCCACCCATGCAAAGAAGATCGCCCTCCTTACTGCGTACTACATACATTTCACAAGTAGAGTACATTTCCTCTAGGGCTTCTCGGATATTTGTTTGACCAGACATAGCAAGCTCTCTAACATTCTCAAATGCTAAAACTCTTACAAGTTCATCAATATGGTCCTCAGTCATAGGGGTAAGATAAGAGCCACCCCTAGAAATTATCTTAGGTTCATCCGTAAATGGTTTTAAATCCATTCTGAACTTCCTTTACAAAATCATTGCTGCGCCTAGCTGGATGCCAATAGCGTTCATCTTCCATCATTTTTCTAAGGTTTTCCTCAGTAACTTTGCTTGCAGACACAGAATCACTATTTACAGAAGGTGATTTCATCTTTTCCATAATGAACTCTAAAGCAATAATGCCATCAGCACTTTCAGCAAGACGTTCTATGGCTGGCATATGATCTTCTCCAAAGAACTGATTGGCAAATAAACCAGCAGCCTCTATTCTAGCATTAGAGTTATCACCAAGCTTTTTTGCTTCCGCATCTAAATCTGGCTGATTTGCACTTATAGCACTGGTGTACATCTCTAAGCCTTTGTTAAACTCGTCCTGACTAAACCCATTCTCAAAAGAATGCTCAGACCACCACTTTAATAGATCGCTATCAAGCGTTGATTCTTCGTCTATGCCTTCTGGTATTTCATAACCACCAGCGGTTTCGGGCCTATCTTTAAATGCTTCGGCTTGTAACTCTTCATGAAACTTACTGCGTAAATCCTCTTCCTTTTGCCCTAACTTACTTGATAACTCTGTGTATGCTTTTGCCAAGTCCTCACCAGTGTTATACTTTTCTGGTAGCCACTCAGGACGTTCTGGTTGAGAATCCTCTGCTACAACAAAGTCCTTCTCTTCTACTGTTTCTTCTACTGCTTCTTCACTCATTTGTTTTTTACCTTATGCGCTCGTTGGGAATGACGCTCAATAAGGCCAACAAGATAACGCTGGCCCTCTAAATGGCGCAACTCGTCAGTGGTTATATTTGGGCCACTTACCATTTCTATTGTAATACTGCGTAGATAGCGAAGAACCTCACTACCTGCTGGGGTTGCAAAAACAGTTCCGATATTCAAACTTAACTTATCTTCTTCTGCCGTTGTTCTTGCTAGACCATCTAAACCAATGTGGTTATTCTGCGGCAATCTGTTGTTCCGTTTCTGCTGGTGCATTAGCTTGCTGTTGAGCTTGCGCCATTTGTTGCATCATTGCAACTATCTGCTTACGCTCATTTGCATCACGAATCAAGCTGTCAGGAACACCAAATTGTTTTGCTAAATAAATAGCAGTTTCTTCTGAATTAATTAGCATGTTAGTCATATCACCACCAAAGTATGCTTGAATCATTTCAAGAAAACGTGCAACAGAAGATATATCTTGGTTGGATTGCGCTTGTGCTAAAGGAGAAACAGAACGAATCTTAACTTCTCTGCCATTAACTGTAGGCAAATCAATGCGACCTTGTTTACGAAGTATGTGTACTACGCGCTGTAATACAGGTTGCACTAACTCAGCTTGCAATCTACCAAATGCAGAGCCTATTCTACGAGATAAATCAGCCATACGCTCGGCAACTTCTGTAGCAGATGCAGGGGTTTTATCTGGGTTTCCTAGCATTTCACTGTAAAGCGCACGTTTAATATTCTGACGCATATCACTTAGTACAAGATCAGCAACATCAAAACGTCCAGCCGATTGAATGGGTTGTAATCCACCTGATTGTGGAGATTTTGGAATAATTGTTCCGGGGACTAAGTTAATTGTATCTGGATTTATAATGCCATCATCATCCATTTGATAAATACCGGAGATAGCCATTTGTGCATTTTCAAGTATTAGCTGAATAGTAAGGTTAGTAGTCTTAATCGCAGACAAAGCGTTAATCAATGGGCCTCTACCATATACTTCACCAGCACATTTAGTCCAACGAAAGCAAACATACGGATTAGAACCTACACCATCAAACTTATTTTCAGTAAGATTAGTTTTGGTTGCCATATCAATTACATAATGTAGGTAAGCTTCTTCGTTTTTCTTAGAGTAATCCTTACAAACCACCTCTAATACTGTACACTTACCTTCTGGATCGCGCATGATCCGATCAGAAACTCTTTTATCAAACCCCTTTTCTGGGTAAATAATAGATAACTCTGAGTTTCTTATGCCCTTTCGCTCACGAAACACATGGTCAATCTTATCATCAGCACCAGTATCCAATACCACATGAGGCAAAGGAACGGCTGAGAAGGTAATGGGGTTAATAGCATCGCCCTCTTCAATGCAAAGAACGCCAGTGCCTACTGCTAAGTCCATAAAAGATTCGTGTACTTCCTGAGAAAAGTTAGAGTTCTGTAGTATTTCAAATACATACTCAGTTACTTCATCAAGATCATTGTCTACTGCGTCTTTATCTTCGGGCGGTATTTCAGAACCAGAAGTTAAGTCTGCCCATCGCGCAAAGTTAGGAACAAGACCAGACTGCAAACGAGATGCAAACTCTTGAACACCAACAACAGCAGTTTCATCAAAGATTTTATCATCTCTGCGCTGCCCTGCGCTTTCAAAGAAAAAGGATTCACGTTGAGGAAGGGCATACTCATAGCATTCCTCAAACAAATCAACAAAGTTTTGCCTATGAGACTTTGCTTTCTCGTATCTCTCCATGTATTTCTTTGGGTCATTCATCATTATACAAACCTACTATAGTAACCAATTCCACCAGTAGAACCAGTAAGGAGAGAGCGCCGACCAGACCCCATTCGCTTGCCAGTAGAGGCAGAAATAAGTGAGTCTCTGTAATTAATTCCCAAGTCCATTTCTTCTCCGCTTAATACTTTACGACCAGAGCCTACTTCTTGTATTCTTTCTTCGCGTCTTTTAAGTAATGACTGCTTAGACCTAGCACGTTCTATTCTTTGCTTTCTTAGTTCAGCAGCAGCAAGACGTTCTTGCTCTACCATCGCAGCATCGGGTGCTGTTTCAATAATTTGAGTTACCGTTTGACTTGTATTTCCAATGCCAGCAGCCGCAGCAGCAGTAAATTCACCTACAGTTTCAGCATGTGCCTTTTCTAAATCTAATATTTGAGTCTCAAGTGATTGTACTTTTTCAGTAAAAAGAGTAGTAGAGGCTTCACCAGCAGCTTCTGCCGCATCTATTTCTTTTTGAAGCTCATTTTCTAAATCTGTAATTTGTTGATCTTTTAATTTAGAGGCATCATTTATTGCGGCTTGAGCGGCAGCAGCTTCTGCGGCGGCAGCTTGAGCAGCAGCTTCTGCGGCAGCTTCATCATCAAGTTTCTTTTGAGCAGCGGCAGAATCATCAATCAGAGATTGCCTTTCTGCTATAATTTCTTCTGCCCTTGCTGTAGCTTGTGCAACTTCTTCAGAAGTATTTAAAGCAGAGCCAGTTTCAGAATAAACTTTAGTGCCATCAGATAAGGTTACATAGGAAGCTTTATCATCAGCCCCAAACAATTTCTTTTTAACACCTTGGGGCGTAGTGCTTACAATAGTTAAAGCCTTTGTTGTGTCTGTATCGGTGGCCTCAGTTACCCTTACACTACTCTGTTTCTTATCGGTTTTGCACATAATGATCTCCTAGTTATCTCTGCTAAACACAAGTCCTAACAAAACTCAACGCACAAGTGACCACACACTAGGTTTTTTTACACCAACCTTTGGCTTTCTGGTAAATACATCAAAGTCTTTTCTTGCATTAATTACCTGAGAAGGCTTTTGATTGGACATTAATGCCCTACCCTCACCAGCACCTAACAATAAATACTGCAATGCGTCATGAATGTGGGAAAACATATTCTTATCTGGCTTGTCTGCGTATCTTTCGCCGCTAACTTCCATGCGTTTATAGCCATATCCTCCATCAAATCCCTTGATAAGCTGAGAACAGCGCCGATCAATTAGGAATGCTGGCTTCCCTTCCACCATTTTATTAAGCTGAGTCGTAACCGATTCCAAGCGGAGATCAACGGAATTAGACGGGGCGGGAAATGCGCGTAGGCCAGCACCTCTAAGTATGTGGAAAGGGGTAGATTCGTCCGTTTGCGCCCTAAAATCACCTGCTGGATCACCATAAATATAGACATCGGAAACTTGAGAATATCTAGTAGCAATCTCATTCCTTAACACCTCTGCAAACCTAACAATGCCCATGTCAAAGGCTACAACCTCAGACTGAATAAGCCATCTTCCTCTAATCTTCTGACCAATTACAGCCGCAGGGGTAAGCCCAAAGTCAATTCCAATGTATAAAGGCAAGTCAGCCCCCACTGGTATTTCCTCTTTAGCAACATGTGTTTCATATGCAAACATCGGGTACACAGGCTTTCCATCTTGTATAGCACCCAGCCTATTCATAACATAAACGTCAATCCAACTCTTAGTTTTACCTTGAATAAGATTTGGATAGTAACTTTTCATCATATTTTTGCAGTTTTCGGCATGTTTATTAGGCTGGTAGCTAAGTATTTCGCCCTCTTCTGATAGCACTTCTTTCATCCCAGAGGGTTGAGTAAAGAACTTCCAGTTGTCAGGCTTAACAAGCATTTTGGCTTGCTCTCTTGGTATATGATCTGGAACAGGAACCTCACCAGACATGATAGGCCACCAGTGATCTTCTTCTGGCGCATTGGTATCAGCTATAACTCCTGTCCAAGTCGGGCCTCCCTCTCGCATAGAAGGGAATCTGCCAACACGCATCGTGCAAGCGTCAATAATAGACTTGGGAATCTCTCTTGCCTCGTTAATCCAGATGCCAGTAAGCTCTAATGATAGAAGTTTCTTAACATCTTCGGGCCTATCAAGTGCTAAGAAGAGAACCTCTAGGTCTATATCACCCTTCTTAATATGGTGAGTGTAAGGAACAGACCAAGTAAACTTACCCCAATCACTTTCTGGAAACCAATCAAGCCAAGTCTTAATAGTAGTTGTTCTAAGCTGTGGGTTGGTGTTACGAATGATAGCCCATCTACTTCTTCTTATTCCAGCAGCGTTCTTCCCCTGACCAAGAGCGCGGCGAAACACCTCAATGCAACAGCCAACAGACTTACCAGAGCCAACAGGCCCACGAATAGCGCGAAGAAAAGTATTATCCTTCATAAACGATTTGAGTACATCACCATCAGGCTTGTACTTGAAATCAACCACTACCTAAGACCCTTATCCACACCAAATCTAATCATATTCTGCACAACCTCTGGTGCAATACTATCAATTAGCTTGTCACATTCATGATCTGTAATAAGATTCTTACCATACTTGGCTTCAACGTGAGCAAAATGTACTTTTCTTACAATTCCGCGCAACATTACTAGGTCTTGCTGGGGAATAGAACCTATAAAACTCACTTCTTCTTAGCCTTCCTTTTAGGCTTTGGCTTCTGATATGCCTCATTAATCTCAAGTGTAGAGGGATCATCTGCCCTTAACCTACCTTTGGAGCTTCTAGCACGTTCTGGCTCTGGCCCCTCTACCAATCTACGCGAATCAGACATATGATTAGTGCCTGAGTACGTTACATTCGCTATCTTATGAGTATCACCTACATACAACTCACCACTAGGATAATACCAAGCCATACTTAGTATCTCCCAAGAAGAGATTTACCCTTCTTCTTTTTCTTGGGCATACCTTTGGTGGCAGCAGCCTTAGCTGCCTTTATTCCTTTAGCAGTGTACGGATACTTCTTTCCCATAACATTAGGCATTTCTATACTTCCTTACTTTGGTTGCGATTTTCTTAGGTTGAGCCACATGCTGCTTGCCTGACGCTTTACCCTTTCGTTTAGCTCTGGTTGTAGCTGCATATTCAGAATCACTAAGAGCAGCAATAGCCTTAGAAGGAAGGTAACGCTCACCAGTTTCACTAGACTTTTTGCCAGACTTGGTGCGCCACTTCTGCTTGCCCCAATTCAATAAGGACTTCTGAGGCTTCTTCATGACTTATACCCACCACCAGCAGCTTTATACCGCTTTGCCAATAGTTGTGCCTTTCTAGCCGACCACTGACCAGCAGCAGTGCCTTGAACACTAGCAGCCTTAATCCTGTTAAATAAATTCTTTCTCATCTTAGGCTTAGTATAATTACCAGATGCATTAACAGCCATTATGCCTTCGCCTTATTCCGCTTGCTAATTGCTCTAGCTTTCGCCCTAGCATCAGCCTTTGAACTCGCACCCCACACCTGTAAACTAAGAAGAAGTCTAGTAGGCTTGCCCTTAGAATCCCTCTCTGGCCCCCTCATATTACCCATCCTAGCCAAAAAACTAGCACGTCTAGGATTATCACCACTCTTAACAGGAGCCTTCATACCAGTGCCAGCACGACCCTTGGCATTCAAACCACCTTTAGGGTTCTTACCCTCCTTCCTAGTCCAAGCTGGTGTGCTCATCTCAAATCCCTTTCAATAAACCATATATCAGATAAATATTTTTAGGCGAACCTTTTTTAACAATAATGTCTGTTTGGGACTACTCGCTAGCAACTGTGGCCAAGTTTTGGAGGCCCCTACCGCTAGCCTAGGTCTATACTAACCCGAATATCCCCAGCTACTTGCACTTGACTACGATCTATCGGCTTGTAGCCAGCCCTATCAAGAATATCCTTCGCTGCTTCTAGCTGTACATACTCTGATCTAGCTCCATTCGCTAGGTTCATTACTCGCACTGCAGCAGTTGTAGCGTTCAATCCTAACTGCTCATTCACTCTTTGCATCATGTATTGCTGTACGTGTGGTTGACGTAAGGCTTTGGAAGCACTCACTCTTCCAGCTTCACCAGCTGCATATCCGGCTTCTGCGGCAGCTACTTTTATTGTACAACCATTTGCTACGAGCGTATCTACTAACGCTGTTTGTCTATGGGTTAGCTTTCTTTGTTCTATATTGCTCATCTACTCTCCTATGGTAGCCCCCCTCTCCCTCTCTCCCCCCATTGCTAAACCTTCTATAAACAGGCTGTCAACGCACAAAGCATACTACAAAGGTTGCACCCCCAATTTAAGTTCTCTGCGTTTCGGTGATGTTGTAGTTTCGCATCTCTGGCGTCACCAAGCTGTGCCTCTACGTCCATCTCCGCACTCCTTTGTTCATTGCATGGGCCAAATCAGTTCGCAAGCAGCTTCCTTTCTCAGCTTGTCTTGCTGGTATCGCGCTGCGCTGAAGAAGCACATCCCGACACCAGCAATCGTTATGTGTATGTGGTGATGTGGTCTTGCGGCTCCCTGTCCTCCTTGTGGGGAAGCAACTTGCGTACTGCAAGCCTCGCTGTTCGCTCGGATTTGTCTCCTTGCATGAAGTCGTCGTTGCGGAGATGGTCTCCGCGACTTACAACTTGGAGACTAGAGATGGCTAAAGCTACTAAACAACCTACACTTATCGAACTTAAATTGGCGGTACTTTCATTCTACCAAAATACAATGGATGTAGAACCTAATGAAAGATTCATCATCGGTATAGCTAGAGACGAATGCTATGTATCAAACAACTCAGTCAACTACAAAAAGAAACAGATTGCAGACAAGCTTTGCGACTATGAAGCAGCAGTTGAACGCAATCAAGATGCCAAGGCTGACACGATCATCAATGTAATAGACCAGATGGAGTACGAGCTTACACTCCTTATCGAGCGTCACGATGCAGACCTTAGCGTCTACGAACAGATCAATGGCACACAATGGGAAGCAGCTTCTAAGAAGCGCGCGCCAATGCGTATTGCCAATGATCGCCTAGCAGCACTCAAGGCAAAGGTGGCGTAGGAACCCACAGCCCCAAGGGGCGGCTTCGGTCGCTCCTTAATACCAATTCGATCGCTAAGTGCTACTAAGTATTTAGCCGTCCAATTGGGCGCAACGAAGGAGTTAAAATGCAGTTAATAGCAAGGGTACTGAGGCAGTACGCAGACAATCCAGTTCTATTTTTAATCGACATGCTTGGAATATTATTGTGGATTATAATAGCTTACGTAATCTTATCATTCGGAGGAATGTAAATGAAAATGAATAGAGCGCAAAGGCGCGCAGCAAAATCAAACAAAGCATTTGCTAAAAGAAAAGCAAATCAAAATGTAATTCCAAAGTCGATAAAAGCAATGCGAAAGGGAACTAAGTAATGCTAGATACACTACCACAATTTGATAGCTCTCTTGGAGCTTACAGCAATACTAGCTGGGATTTTCCAGTTGAAATGCAACCAGTGTTTGACTCTGTAGGTAAGGAGATACCTCGGAGTCAGCACGTTATACGCACAGACACAGGCGATTCGCTTGGTGTTCATGGCTCTAAGTACCAGATTATTAAGCACGACGATGTAGTTAATAGCGTGATGGATGCAATCAAATCAAAACACAATCAGCTTGGTACAGATTACAATGCAAAGTTTTTTGTAATTGAAAATGGTCGCAAACTTAGAGGTGAAATACGCTTTCCTAATGAACGTATTGTTGATCCAGAAGTTAATGATCACATAGAATTTAGAGTTCAATTCTATAATTCATATGATGGTTCATGGGCATTCCAACAATCAACTGATGCACTTAGACTTTGGTGCTTGAATGGATGCACTACTCCTGATTCAATAGCTAAGACTTGGGCAAAGCATACCACTAAAGTAAACGTAGAAGGATCAGGTCAAAAAATACTTAATGGCTTAGAGATATTCAAAAACAACAAGCAACTGTTTGATGGTTATCGTTCTACTCCTGTAACTACAGAAGGTGCAGAAAGTTTCTTCAAGTCTACACTTTGCAAGACACAGACCAGAGGTAGCGCACTTAAATTTAATGATCGACAGTTGCAAGCATTGCTTGGTAACTTTGATAATGAAAGCGCACAGCTTGGTCGAAATCAATGGGCATTATACAATGCTATGACTTACTGGTCTACGCATTGTGATGGCGCAGTATCACCAGAAAATACTCGTCGCATTCGTGAGGGTCAGTTAATCAAGGCTCTTAAATCTAATCAATGGGAAGAAATACAATGAAGATAGAAAAGGGAATACCAATTCAAGAATTCAAGCGTTCACTTGTTTCTGATACATTAAAAGAAATGGAAGTTGGTGATAGTGTTCTTATAACTAAAGAAGATATTGTTACTCGTCAAAGGTTTCACCAAGTTGCTGCTCGTATTGGTATAAAAGTTTCAACTAGAACAATAAAGGAAGGCGTTCGGATTTGGAGAATCAGATAGAAGAGATTCTAATCAAGAGGGTAGCGCCAATGCTTTGGCCTACTCACTTCAATGCAATAGCTGATGAGTTGGAGAAAGATATTCCTAACTTTAATCGGGATAAGTTTCTAACTAGAGCAATCAAAGCATGGGAAGATGCACAACCAGAAATAGATTTCAATGATGAAATACCATACTAGGAGTAATAAATGGAACCAAACATAATTACAATTCCACTTGATGAGAAGTATATTATTTCTATTTCTCAGTGGTACAATGAAGATGCTGAGATAGGAATCTTAGACACCACCAAGAAACTAGGTGAACAGTTAGTAGGTAGTGAAAGCATAAAGATTCGCAGTCACTTTCATCTTGGTCAAATAATAGGTGATTGGATTGCTATTGGTGTTGATGAATTAATCAAAAGAACAGGGAGTATTGTAAGATAATGGGCAAAATTAAATCATACATGATGGATGGATTAGAAACCAATCACGGCTCACCAGCAGATAGAGGTAGTGCTGATGCTTATTACTGGCGAGATGCTGATCCTCACTGGTGGCCCGAAGGTACTAGCAAAGGCATTCGTGTTGAACAATGCGATATGCTTCAATCTCAAATAGATATATATATGGAGTCATACAACAATGAAACAGAACGCAAAGACCACAGTTAATACATGGAACTTAAAACTAGAGCGAATGCTAAACGAAGTGTTTGCTAAAGTGTTGGGTGATAAATGGATAAATGGTACACACAACAATGAAACAGATCGTAATAACTTGACGTAAACTTGACAGTCTTGTGGCATGTATGCAATTTGTTTTGCGATGCCACAGCTACAAAACTATCAAAAGATTACTGACGCTACTGATTCCTACGTTGATCTTATTGACCAGCTTGTAGCTAGACGACATGATAAAGGCTGGTCACAAGAAGAATTAGCTTCGGAGATAGGATGTACCAATTCACTTATCCACAAATGGGAACAGTACAAACGTGTACCTTCTGGGTTTATGCTAACGTGCTGGTTGGATGCACTTGGCGTTAAGATCAAAGTCTGCGGGTACAAAGATTAAAGAAGGCACTGTTAAGTGCGATAGTTGCAATACCATTACAAAATATTTTGTTGCAATCTTAGCCAGCTTCAAGCCAGCTAAGTATCACATGATATGTATCAGTTGTTATGAGGATGACACATGGCAAACAAGAATAAGTCGAAAGGAACTTACCACGAAAACTGGTTCGTCAAGTGGCTCAATGGAATCGGGATCAAAGCAAAAAAAGTCCCACTCTCAGGGTCGCTCGGAGGAGAGTGGAGCGGAGACATCCACATCACATTGGACGGACGGCATTTGGTAGGTGAGGTAAAGTACAGAGACAAGTCTAATTTTCCTAGTCCTTTCAAGGTGTTAGACAATCGGGACATAGCTTTTTACAAGCGACGTACTGGCAAGCCGCAGACACTTGTTATTATGGATGGTGAATTGTTTGCAGATTTATTAGGAGTTAAAAACAATGGAAGCACAGACAATATTAATTAAAAAATGGCTTGATAGGGGCAATACTATTACTGGTTATCAGGCATTAGAATGGTTTAGATGCTTTCGATTAGCGTCAAGAATTTTTGATCTCAAGTCATCTGGTTATGCTATAGAAAAAGAAATGATTTTACTTGATAGTGGAGCAAGAATCGCGCAGTATAGAAAAGCCCCCGATAGTAGGAGTTAGCTATCAGGGGCAGTTGAGAGGCGAGATAGTGGACACTACTCTAAACAAAACATTGCTTGGGAAGGAACACAATGTATGCCGACATACTAATCAGAGAAGTTATTAGTTGGCAAGTTAAAAATTATACAGCTAAATATGTTCTTATATGTATTGCTAAATACACAGACGCCGAAGGCGTATGCTTCCCCAGCATTGATAGGTTAAGCTTAGACACTGAACTTTCTAAACGATCTGTAATTAGAGCAGTAAACTATCTCGTTAAGACAGGTTTCTTAACCAAGAAACGTGGTAACATAGGGCATTCAAATGTCTATCAATTCACATGCTTAATAGATGAAGGTGACAAAATGGCACACGAAGATAAGAGTAATATAGTTAAATTAGTAATGGGTAATAAAACTTCGAGTGACAAATTGGCACTTTCAAAGTTCGATGAGTTTTGGAAAGTGTATCCTCGCAAAGTAAGCAAGGGTCATGCTCGTATTGCATTTGTTAAAT